ACTAGCTGCCACTCGTCGCCCCAACTCATGGTGTCTTCGCGGGTCTTGTCGATCAACCCTGCCGCGTTCTGGATTTGCGCCAGCACCGCCGGGTCCAGCGTCAGCCCCGCATCGACAGCAGCGACGATCTGCGCCGCGCCGCCGCGCCCGCTAGTCTTGCCGAAAAACTGTCCGGCGATATCAAGCTTCTCCTGCTCAGTGCTGGCGTGGCGTATCTTCTCGATCTCGTCATTCAGAACAGTGGAGAAGTCCTTGTGCTCCTTGGTGGCTTCCTGCGCAGCCTTCGCCAGCGTGAACATCGTTCTGCTGGGGTCGATTCCGGCTTGGTCGAACTGCGACATCACCGCTACGGTTTCACCGATGGACAGGTGGAACTGCTTGGCGATGGGAGCGGCCCGCGCCATCGAACCGGCCAGTTGGTCTATCGGGATCTGTGTGGCCTGATATGCCTTAAACAACTGGTTCAGGACATCGACCTGCGCGTCGGCGTCACCCGCAATACCGAAGGCGCGGAAGCCTTTTCCGAGTTCGGTCAGGTTGATCTGCTGCCCCATGGATTGCAGCTTGCCGACCTGCGAAGCAACCTTGTCGAGTCCCTCGCCGCTGTCCTTGAAAGATGACGAGACAGCGGCAACGATGCCGCCGATCTGCCCGATGCTCAAAGGTACTTCGGCCGCAACCTTCTTGACACTGTCCTCAAGTCCGGCAAGGTTGGCACCTGTTGCGCCAGTCTGTATTTCGAGTTTGTGGGATACCTCTTCCCACTTCTCGCCCAACTCATACAGCTTGTCGATCACCACACTGAACCCGGCCGCGAGCGCGAGTGGTGCCGCCGCGCCCATGATGGCCGGGTCCATGAAGGGCGCTAGCAGAGCGCCCATTCCGGCTAGCTTCTCCGACGCTTCGCCGACTTCCTCCCCGGCTGCCCCGGCGTTCTTGCCCAACCCGGCCAGGCCCTCTCCGGCCTTCTTGATTGTCTCCCCGAACGCGAATCCTTCTGCGGCCTCGGCGGTTTGGGAGCCACGGTGGATGGCCTTGGTCATCTCCTGGCCGGTGCGCTCAGCTTCGCGTTCGGCGTTAATCCTGTTGAGCGCCATGACCTGAATGAATCGGCCCATGTATCCCTGCGCCACATCAGCGCCCGCGATCTGGGCACCCTCGGCCGCGCCGCCCAGGACGAAGCCGATCTCGCGCTTCATGTCGCTAGCGCCCTGGCCGCTCAGGTAGTTGGTGAAGCCACGGCCGAAGCGGATGGCGTGCTGCTCACCGGCTTTGGTCGCTTCCACATCGGCAGCCGCAACCATGCTGTCGCTGAACCCTTTTGCGGCCGGTTCGCCGGAGGTCTTCAAAGCGTCAACGATGTTGCGGCCCATATTGGTGCCGACAACTTTCGCTTTCGCCTCGGCGGCTTCCAGCTTGGTTTCGAGTTCCTTGAGGCCCTCTTCGACCTTGACGGTGACCTTGACGAATCCCGACATCAGTTCGACGCCGGTTGCGTGTTCGCCTGTGGGCTGGCTCATTTCACCCCCTTAACCTTGGTGAGGTCGCGTATCGGGCCGGTGTTCGGGCCACGGAATATGTTGCGCAGCTTGGCTTTACGGTCTGGGTCTTCCTCGTCGGTGAGGCGCATCCCAAGTTCCCTATTCGTCTCGCTGCGTGTCGCGTTGCCGCGCCGATGATCTCCGCGCCGCTTCTTGACGCCTGGCCGCTCAATCGGATCTGGTGCTGGCATACCGGATTCCGTGGCACCCAGCTTGACCCACTGGAACCAACGCATAAGGTCAATGACGCTGGCCAGCAACTGGTTTGACAGATCCCAGTCCGACGCTTCGGGAAATAGCTTGCGGTACAGGTTGCTTGAGACTCCAACATATTTGACGAAGACCCGAAGGTCGCGCCAGTTGAATCTCTCACTAGGACAATCCCTTAACCTCAAGCCCTGCGCGAGCAGGTCCGCCTCTAACTCTTCTCCGTGCTCTTCGGCGAGGGCTTGGAGGCGGGCGATTCCCCCAGGGTCACACCCGCCGCCTTCTGCCAGGCCCGGTGGATCTGCATCGTGATATGCATTGGCAGGAGCCGGAATACGCCAAGGGCGGCGTTCTCGGTGTCCTCCGGCCAGTGCTTCGGCTCGATCAGCCCCCACGACAACGATCCCCACAACTGGTTCTCAGAGTCGTTGGGGTTGTCGAGGCTGATGTTGCTTGGGATCACGGCGAAGTCGCGGAACTTCAATTCCACTGTCGCGCCGTCCGGCAGAGTTACCTTGCAGTCGAAGGCGACCCGATCCGGCTCCTTGACCCTGGCGTCGAATTCCATTGCGGTTACTTACCTTTCGTTGCCGACTGTTCCATTTGGAACAGTCACGGTCTGGCAGCGGGGGGAGCGTGGCTGACCGTTACCCTGCTCCCCCCTGTGCGAACTAGCTTCCGGTGACGAGGATTCCGTCGTCGGTGTAGGTGCGGATAGCTGCCTTGCTGCCGTCACCCAGAACAGTCTGGAAGCATTGCAGCGTCACCTTGTACATGATGATGTCGGTCGTCGCGACCTTGATGTCTCCGATGTCGAAGATCATGCCGTCCGGCACCCAGTTGCGGTACCGCGCTTTGGTTTCCGAGTCGAAGGTGTCGATAAGCCACGACTGGTCGGGCACCCGCAGGTCGTTCTTGTTGACCATGACCTGCGTGCCGTGGCTGGAAGTGGCCGGAGTGATGAAGACGTTGGCCTCGCCGAAGATCGCTTGCAGCACAAGGCCATTGACCGACTCCATGAAGGTGAAGGTCAGAGTGGCGTCGAATTCCGACTGGACGATCTTGACGATGTCACCGCCGAAGTTGCGCTTTTTGTCGTTCTTCTTAGCGAGCTTCTCCACGAAACCCTCATCGCCCATGTTGCCCAAGTCAACCCACGTGTTGTACGCGGACGTGGTCAGGTCGGTCGAGGCGTTGAAGCCCGAGATGTGGGACAGGTCGGTCCCGACAGGAGCGACCCGAAGTCCGCCTCCCACAACGGGATCGGCGGAAAAAATCAATGCGTTGTTTTGAGCCATAGTGGCACAACCCCTTTCAGGACCAAGGCCCCGCGATGGCGCGAACCACCACGTCGGCCGTGAACTGCCAGCGCCAGGGTTCGCCAGGTGTCGGGAACTTAGCAGGCTCCCCACGCATGATGACGCTCTTGATCCCTAGCTGCCTGTACTTGCTATCAACGATCAAACCCCTTGCCGTTTCGGCTAAGTTGCCCGTCACGAATTCGCTGCCCTCATATAGCTGGCACACGATGCGGCGGGTAGACAGTGTGGGACTTTTCGGCCCATCGCCTGCGGGAACGGTGAACAACGTTACTAGCCTCGGAGGACGCGGGTTAGGCACCTCGGACTCGATTACGCACGGCACCGGCGAATTACCGAGTGCGTCCGGCACTCCCGTGAGCATACTCATCGGGTAGTCGGTGTTCAGGTACACGATCAGTTTCTGAACCACCAGCGGGAAATAGATTGGGGCAACAGTCATTCCGTGCTCACCGCCCCCTGCTGGAAGTTGTAGATCAGCGTGTTGTTTTCGGCGTTGTCCACCATGGCCTCGTTGGTCTTGGTGATCACCGTCGCTCGATAGTCGTGGAGTTCCAAAGGCTTTCCGCCCTCGATACCCACGATGTAGCCAGGTTCATCGCCTTCCTTATGTGTGGGATGCCCTCGCGCTTCCAGTGCCTTGTTGCACGCGTCGGCGATGGTCTGGCAGATCGGAACAGCCACCTCTTCGATGGTCTTCTTAACGACTGTGTCCCAACCGCTTTCGTTCGTTTCGAATGGCATTAGCCCTCCCCGAGTAGCAGGGATAGCGTTAGCGCCGGTTGCCAGCCGTGGAAGCCGTGGCCGGGATCTTTGACACCCTCTACCATGTACTCGCCACGGCCGGGGATGATCGCGTGATCCTTTGGGTTCCAAACGAAGTTGGATGGCACTGACAGATCGAGATGGTCGGTGTCCTCCACCTCGTGCTCCCCGTCACGGGATAGCACGCGGCGGCTAGACCACCCAATCACGTTGACAGGGAACGGATTCCCCCACTTGTCGATTGGGTTGTTCAGCGGGTCTGTACCGCCGGACTCCCAAAACTTCCATTGGATCTGAAACTTGGCCGGGAACGGGGCTACCATATCGTCACCCCGCCCCACGTCCACATCGACCAATCTGTGCGGCCCTCACGGTAATCCGGCATCTTCTGGACGATGATGTTCACCGGGTAGGGGCGGTAACTGCGAGCCAACGTGATGTCGGCCGGGTGCAGTTGAACCACATCGGCAACCCATGTCGCGATCCGCTGGTGATACCCTTCCGCCGATAGGAAGGTGGACTGTGCCACAGCGGAATTCGGGTCGATGGTGAGGTACCGGGCTGCTGATGCGGCGATGGCTGCACGCACATCCCACGGCACGGGTGCTGTATGCGTGTATGTGACATCGTAGGTTCGGCCCGTTCCGGGTCGCTCCTTGCCGATCAGCGCCGGTTCCTCGATCCAGATCTTGTCGGCCCGCACCGAATAGTTCGACGGGTCAACAACTTTCCCGGTCTTGGTGATGACCTCACTGACAAACCCGGTCTCTCCCAAGGGGTCTGGGAGTTGGATGTAATCCGCCAACGTCATCATGGTGACTGTCGTTGTGCCGGGCGTGAATTCACACCCCGCCTCCCGCCGGAACAAGCTGCACAGCTTGGCCAGCAGGTAGGGAAGCCTGGCTATCTGGGCAACCGTCAGAGACGAACTGTCCGAAAAGCCAAGCGTCCCAGCAACATCCCCCAACGAGCACAGCGCCAACGGACCTTCCTGAATGAACTCAGGCAGGTTAGGGATGTCGGTCGGAGCCGTCACCTACGGGGTTACCCGGTCCAACTAAACAGGTACATCGTGTGCGCCGCAAGGGTTCCCGTGGTCGTCAACGTGAAGCCCTGCTGAGTGGACTGCGTTGCCAGACCGGGCACCGCGCCGCCGACGCCTGTCGGAGCCGTGGTGTCCTGGGTGACGGTGAAGGTGTGGCCCGCCGGGATGTCACCTCCGTAAGAGATAGCGCCCGAGTCGTCCACAGTGAACGAAACCTCAAGCACGACACCGTTGCCCGGTATGGGTTCCGCGCCGGTAGCCAGCGCCACAATGCCAGCGGTGACGTTGCCGACCGCGATGGCTTCCGCCGAGTCTCCGGCCTCGTGGCCAGGTGTTGCTTCGGGTAGAAGTACGAGTGCCATTGTTCAAAATCCTTTCAGGAGAAGCGAATTAGCTGCCGCCGCCGTTGAAGATTGCGACACCCACGGGACGAACCACCTTGCCGCCGTACACATGTAGCGCACGAATGCGGTCGGCGAACTTGGTCTGCGCCCGCATCGCCTCAACCTGATCGATCTGCGACACGTAGGCCGCTGCGCGGGGCGCGAACGCCATCGCCTGCGGCGTGTTGATCGCAGGAAGGTTGTTGGAGATGACGATTCGCATGCCCAGCAACTGGCCGATGGTCGCGTTGCGCAGGCCCTCGGTGTCGTCCACTTGGTAGAAGGTCGTCAGCTTGGACGCTGCCGTCAGGAGCAGGCCCTCGAATTCCGCGTTGATCACCGCGACACGGTTCGCGGAGGGAACGGCGTTCTTGTTCAACTGCTTACGCAGATCCTTGAGAACGTTGAACGCATCGTCGCCGGAGCCGGGAAGACCGCCAGACCACGTCGTTGATCCCGACGTTGACGGCGACAGTACCGCCGGAGTGCCACCGGCAACCATCAGGTTGGCGATGAACTTGTCCGAATCCTCAACCAGCGCAACGCCTGCCGCGTCCGCGTAGGCCGACAGGGAACCGGCAGCCTGGGCGCGGTCGATGTCGTCAACGTAGAAGTCAGTTGACTTCTCCTGGTCGATGGTCAGCGTGATCCCGGTGTCAGTGATGTCCTGGGCGTTGGTGGTACGTCCGGCTGCCGCATAGTCGGTGACCGTGGG